GCCCTTCAAATCATTTTGCAGGATTTGGCCTCACAGTACCTTGAGAAGTCTGACGACGTGGCCGCTGACGCCATCGTTGCAGGCGCATCAGCATCAGGTTCAACGTGGACTGTCACAGCAAACGACCCAACCAGCCTGATTTCAGCACTGTATGACGCAGCCCGTGACATTCTCGCAGCAACTAACTTCTTGCCTGACCATGTGTTCGTGTCACCAGATGTGTGGTACTCACTGGGCCAGCAGTTGGACGCCGACAAGCGGCCAGTATTCCCATACACCGGCGCATCAGGCCTGATGGGTGTTAATGGTATGGGCACCGGCGAAGTCACTTCAGCGAACACGTTCAACCCGTTTGGTTTGAAACTGGTTGCTGACAAGAATTTCGCTGCTGGCACCATGATTGTTGCACGCGGCGCCGCCGTTGAGTTCTACGAGCAGATCAGGGGCATCACCAGTGTTGAGGTTCCTTCAACCCTGGGCCGTACGTTCTCGTATTACGGCTATGTTGCTACCTTCATTGGTGATGATTCGCAAGTCAAGTCAATCGCTATCGCCTGATAACTAGGGAACGCATCACGCCATGACCACTTTTACCATCACGCAATCATCACGCGTGGGCGGCTATGGCGTGGTGCAAACCCTTGAACAGTTGGCAAACATTCCCCTGGGCAGTTACGTCAACATTGTCGACAGCACCAGGGGACTTAACGGCAACCAACAGGTTGTGTGGTCACTGGTTAATTACGAACTGATTGATGTCACCCCTGAAGGTGAACTGGTTTTTGACTATGACGTACCCCGTGAACATCAGGTCATCTTTCCAAACGCTGGCTCAGATCTCGCCTACGGCGTTGACAGTGGCGAACTACGTTGGGAACCTGAACCCACCTGGATTGTCAGCGATGACGTGACAGAATGGTTAGGCATCAGCGTTGCAACAGCAAATGACACAGCGTTCATCGCAACCTGTGTATCAGCGGCCAACGTGTTTGCCTACAGGCGTCGTGTTGAATCCGGTTACCATGACGACATTGACGCAGCACCTGACGGCGCAGTCAAACTGGGCACCATTATGTATGCGGCGACGTTGTACCGTGAACGGGGCAGCGCCGATTCATTTGCATCATTTGACCAGTTCGGTGGCGGCGTACCGTTCGGCTCACTAGGCCGCATTCTGCAACTGCTAGGCGTAGGCCGCCCACAGGTGGGCTGATGGCTGCCACAGGAATTCTGGCCGCTGCCTACAACAGCGTGACAACAGCGCTGGCTGACGCAGGTTTAGTGGTGGTCACAGACCCCCGCAACGCCCGCCCAATGTCAGTGTTTGTTGAACTCCCCATTGGTGACGCTTTCAATAACAACATTGTTGACGTGCGGATCAGCCTCAGAATTCTGGCCGCCCCGCCAGGCAACCAGGACGCCGCCAACTATTTGCTGAGTACCTTTGACATCATTCACCAACTTGACACCCTGGCTGTGGTTGACTTTAGGCCATCCACCGCTGTTATTGGTGAGCAAAATATTCCCGCCTATGACTTAACAGTCAGACTTTCCACAAGGAGAAACTAGAAGTGGCAACTACCACAGTACTTTCAAACCCAGCGCTGCTGATTGATTCTGTCGATTACAGCGACCAATGCACCAGCGCCGTGCTGACACTCACAAAGGAATCGCTTGAGGCCACTTCTTTTGCTGATACGTCACGCACCTACACTGCTGGCCTAACCAACGTTGAAGTGACCTGCACGCTCATGCTGGCCTACGGCAGCGCCGAAGTTGAAGAAAACCTAGAAGCAAACGTGTTGGGCCAAAATGTTGACGTGGTTATCTATGCCACAAGCAGCACCACCGCAGCAGCAGACAATCCCAAATACACCATTACAGGTGCCTATTGTGAGTCAATTTCCCCGATCTCAGGCGCATTGGGTGAACTTCAAACCATTGACATCACACTGTCAGGCGGCTCGTACACCAGGGCTGTGGCCTGACCTAACTAGAAAGACCCGACATGCAACTTACAATTCAAATCACAACAGCAGATGACCAATACCAGGTTCACACAGATCTGTTCACCATCGTGGCATGGGAACGCAAGTTCAAAACCAAAGCCAGCAAAATGGGTGACGGAATCGGAATGGAAGATCTGGCATTCATGGCATACGAGGCCAGCAAACATGCAGGCCGCACAGTGCCCGCCGTGTTTGACGATTTCATCAGAAAAATTGTGAAAATTGAAGTGGTAGGGGAAGAGGACTCAAACCCTACCCACGAGGCACCTACCGCCGACAGTTAGCAGAACTGCTGTTGGCTGTCGGCTGGTGGCCGCCTCACATAGAATTCGACACAAAAGATCTTCACACAGTTGGTGACGTAGCAAAGGAACAGCAGAAAAATGGCCGACGGGGTAGGCGTTGAAATAGACACCGACGGCATTGCCGTGATGGTGCGCTATCTACGCAAAGTTGAACCCGAACTGGCCCGCATTCTGCCCCGTGAAATGCGTGGCGCTGCTGCACCAATTGTGGAAACAGCACGGGCGTTGGTTCCACAGCCCACAGCGCTACGAAACTGGGGTGCCTGGACTGAACGGGGCCGTGACCGTTCCTGGACACGCAAAGCACGCACAGGCATCGTTGCACAAACTGACGTGAGGGCAACAGGTGAACGCAACCAAATCAATTTGCTGTCACTGTTTCAGAAAGACCCAGCGGGCGCCATTTTTGACAACGCTGGCCGCCACAGTGCAGGCGCCACAGGGCGCAGCGGCGCATTCCTGCAAAACCTGAATGACAAATATGGTGACCCGACACAGAAAGGCCGTTACATGTGGCCCGCTGTTGAACAGAATTTGGGTTATCTCAATCGTGAAGTGCAGCGGGTGATTGACAAATGGTCACAGGAACTTGAAAAAGCATTAGACAGGGCAGCATGACATGGCACGCATTCCATTAGTCACAGAATTTGAATCACGGGGCCTTGACAGGGCAATCAAAGAATTCAAAAAACTTGAAACCACCGGCCAAAAAATAGGGTATGGCTTACAGAAAGCGTTTTTGCCTGCCACTGCTGCCCTGGGTGGGTTGGCTGCCGCCGCAGGCGTATCAGTGAAGGCTGCCGCTGAAGATGCTGCACAACAGGCAGAACTAGCCCGCCAACTTGAGGCCACTACTGGCGCCACTGACAAACAGATTGCCGCTGTTGAAGAATACATTGCACAAACAGAACTGGCCGCCGCAGTATCTGACAGCGAACTACGCCCAGCGTTTGCCAATTTGGTGAGGGCAACAGGTGACGTGACCGAGGCACAAGAGTTGATGACCCTGGCCCTTGACGTGGCAGCAGCCACCGGCAAAGACCTTGAGGGCGTCACGCAGGCGTTGCAGGAAGGCATACAGGGCGAAGTTGGCCCACTCAAAGAACTTGACAAATCGCTGACGGACATGATCGCCAGCGGCGCCAGCGCCGATGAAGTGATGGCACAACTGGCTGACACGTTTGGTGGCGCTGCCGCTGAATCGACTGAAACAGTTGAAGGCAAATTCAAACTGATGAAAATTCAGTTGGACAACACAAAAGAATCAATCGGCAAGGCGTTGCTGCCAATCCTTGACAAACTGTTGCCCTATTTAGAACGCATGGCAACATGGATTTCAGAAAACACTGAACTATTTTTGACCATTGGCGCTGTGGTTGGCACGTTCGCCGCCGCAATCGTGGCCGCCAACATTGCCCTGGGCGTATTCAACACCATTCAGGGCATCACGTCAGCGCTCAACATTGCGATGGGCCGCACAGCAGATTCAACCACAGCCAGTTTCAGCGCCATGTGGGTTGCTACAGGCGTAGGCGTGATCATTGCCATCATTGCTGTGATCGTGGTGCTTCAAGCGAAGTTCAACATTTTGGGCAAAGCAGTTGACGCCCTCAAATTCATATTCAGCAAAGTGTGGGACGCAATCAAATTCTATCTGAACCTGTGGATTGACGCCCTCAACCTGATCATTTCAGCAATCAACAAAATACCTGGCATTGACATCCCTGAGATTCCACGCCTGGGCAATGAGGCCGAAACAGCAGGCGAACAGGTTGACGGCCTCGCTGAAGCAATGGTGCGAGCAGAAACAGCATCAG